TAGTAGATGCACAAAGCGAAAAAGCTCTGCGAGCATTTACAACTAATCTTAACGATCAAGTTAAGAAAGCTAAAATTGATCCAGTTATTGGTCGAGTTGAAGAGCTTGAACAGATTGCTCTTGGACTTGGTCGTCGTACTAAAAATAATGTATTGCTAGTTGGTGACCCAGGCGTTGGTAAGACAGCTATTGCTGAAGGCCTTGCATTTAATATTATCCACGGTGCTGTTCCAGAATTCTTAAAAGAATATACTGTGTATAACTTAGATATCAGTGCTATGCTTGCTGGTAGTAAGTATCGAGGCGACTTTGAAGAACGTTTTAAACTTGTACTTAAAGCATTAGGTACTAAAGGCAAGACTGTCTTGTTCATCGACGAAGCACACATGATCAGCGGTGCTGGTGCCGGTGGTAGTAACAGTAGCAATGACCTTGCTAACATGATGAAGCCTGCATTGAGCAAAGGCAACATCAAAGTTGTTGCTTCAACTACTTGGGAAGAATTCCGTAAGTACTTTGAAAAGGATCGTGCATTGATGCGTCGATTCCAACGTATTACTATTGACGAGCCTACTCCAGAAATGGCTATTGAGATTCTCAAAGGTATTAAGAAGTATTACGAAAAGCACCACAATGCTACTATTACTGATGCGGCAGTTGAGACCGCAGTTAAGTTAAGTGTTAAGTATCTAACTGATCGTAAGTTACCTGATAAAGCTATTGACTTGATTGATGTTGCTTGCTCACGCTTTAACATTAAACAAGTCGACAACAGAAATGTTGACGTAGCTGAAATTCAGTTTGAGCTTGCTAAGATGGCCAACCTTCCTGAAGAAACTGTTAAGGAAAAAGAAAGCGAAAATCTTGCTAGCCTTGAAAAGAATCTTAAAGGTGAAGTATATGGTCAAGACGAAGCTATTACCGAAGTTGTTGACAAGATCCTTGTTGCACAGGCTGGCCTAAAAGCAGAAAACAAACCTATTGGATCGTTTGTGTTTATGGGACCAACTGGTGTTGGTAAGACTGAAGCCGCAAAACAGTTAGCTAGACAGCTAGGTGTGCCGATGATCCGCTTTGATATGAGTGAATATCAAGAGAAACATTCAGTAAGCAAATTGATTGGTAGCCCTCCGGGTTATGTTGGCTTTGAAGAAAATGCTGGCCTATTGATTACCAAGCTACAGGAACAACCACATTGTGTTCTATTACTTGACGAGATTGAAAAGTCACACCCAGATGTGTCAACTATCTTGTTACAGTTAATGGACAATGGTAAAGTTACAGGATCAAATGGTAAAGAAGCTGACTGCCGTAACGTAGTGCTTATCATGACTACTAACTTAGGTGCGGCAGATGCTGATCGCAACATCATTGGTTTTGGTAGTCAAGAGAATGATTACGAAGATAAAGAACTTAAGAAGTTCTTTGCTCCAGAGTTCCGTAATCGTTTAGATGGTATTATTACATTCAGTAAGTTAAGCAAAGAAACAATGATCAAGATTGTTGGCAAGTTCCTAGTAGAGCTTAAAGCACAGGTCAACGACAAGGGCATTACTGTTACTATTAGCAACGAAGCTATTGACTACTTGGTAGAAAAGGGCTTCGATAGCAAAATGGGTGCTAGACCTTTACAACGTGTTATTGACAAAGATGTTAAGCGTCCATTGTCACGTGAAATGTTGTTTGGTAATCTAAAAGACGGTGGTGCTGTTGAAATTGACGTTAATGACTCTGGTATTATATTAAAAGTTAAACAACATGTATCAGAAGAAAACTACCAAACTGTTCTTTAACAAGTACATCTATAAGGTAGCAGTTCGTACTCCGTTGTCTACACTGTTTAGAGGTAAAAATCTACCAGTCACTAGACAACAGATCGAAGCATTATCTGAACGTTTTAATAATGGAAGGCTAACGTCAACCAACATAACCTCCGGCTGGCGTAGTAGGCAACAGGCTACATCAACAGATGTCTTTATTGGTCTGATGCTAGTAGATCAACTAGAGTCATTAAGTGATTTTACACTTAGGGTTGAAAATAGTACATTAGGATTGTACTGCAACGATCTAGATTTTATTTCAAAGATTACTGATATTAACGATATCGATGTAGAAGAAATTGCAGAACCGGAAACTGACGAGATTCGAGAGTATTTGCTATCAAATCCCAAGTCTATTATTCGCGGGGAATACACCCACAAGTATAAAGTAACTATTAATGCATTGTGGGAGTCCGCTGATAACTTTAAAGAATGGGCTGTTAAACTACCTAAGATCAAGACTACTAACAACAGATACCGTTTTGGCGGGCACTTTTATGTAGCAGATGAGAAGACTTTAAGCCTTTGCCACATCTTTTTAGCTGATAAAATACGCAAAGTAGAACAGCTAGTCACCACAACGGAAATTTAACCTAACTTCAAAATAGCATAAATACTCTATAATAAGGTATTTGTGCTATGAGAATGGATGAAGTTACAAACTCAGCGATCAATCTTGAAGAAGTAGACCTACACGACGATCTACACTTCTTCATGCATAACGATCCTAATTTTTACCGCAAGGTGTTTTTTCCTATGATCAGTAAGGTTAAAGCACATATCAAATCGGGTAAAAGATGTCATGACGGAGTTTTTCGTCCCTGTGTAGATAGAGCCGCAGAAGCATACTGCAAAAAGTTTAATATTCCCGATAATGAAAAATCTGTATTTACAGATGTTGATCGTGATGAGCTAGCCCGCAAGATTTTTGGTCAAGAGAAGGATCGCATTGAACAGGGCGACTATGATGGAGATAACAAATGATTTTATTAGAAGGCGGAAATGTATTTGCCAACGCAACTCCATTTGATCACAAAGATGTTCCTGCAATACTTAAAACGGTCAACGGAGCACTAGCTGGTACAGGTATCACTGCTATCCCCGTTGGTTCTGCGGCAACACCTAAACCAGGTAAAACTAGCGGAGACATGGACGTTATTGTTGACGAACAGGCAGTACTAAACTACTTCAAAGCCAAAGATGCCAAAGCAGGCCGTAAGGCACTAAACGATTATATCAGCAGTAAAGGATTAGAAACTGCACAAAGCGGTATTAATGTACATGTGAATGTTCCAGTTGGTGGAGAGTTTCATCAAGTAGACGTTATGGTATCAGCTAATGCTGAGAAAGTATCTAAGTTTCACACACATGCTATTCCTGATAACAGTCCGTACAAAGGTGTTAACAAACAACTAATGATGGCTATACTAGCCAAACAGAAAAACTACATGTGGAGTGCATGGCAAGGATTGTTTAGTCGTACACCAGAAGGTAAGAAAGGCGACTTAGTTGCTGACAACTTAGATGATGTTGCTAAACACCTATTTGGACCAAATGGTAGTGCTAAAGATTTAGGTAGTGTAGAAAGTATACTTGCGGCTTTGCCAAAGCAAGAAGCAGATGCATTGTTAGCAAGAGCTAAAGAAGATGCCAACTGGAAAGAAGTGCCAGTCCGTCAAGAAAGTTATCGTATCGGAACTAATGAATGGTTCCGTCATATGTTGGATAAGGTACAGTTATGAGATTAAGACAACTGTTTAAAGAAGCAGAAGCACCTAAACAGTTAGGTCGAGCATTTAACCACCTTGAGGATTTAGTTTTCTTTCATGGTACTAAAGGCACACTTGAAGCACTAAGTCATATTAAAGACTTTGCCAGTCAAGAAGGTGCTAATAGTATTCGTATGAAGTGGGACGGCAATCCACAAATATATTGGGGCCGTGCTGAGGCTAACGGTCCTTTAATACTTGCAGGACACAATGGTTGGAGTAAAGGTGCTGTAACAGATAGTCCAGAAGCAGTACAAGATTTTATTGCCAACAAGTCAGGAAGTCCTAAGACTCCTGAAGAAAAAGCCGCCCGTGATAAGTTTGCTAGCGAGTTTTCTAGTTTATATCCCCTGTTTGATAAAGCTACTCCACGCGACTTTGTAGGCTTTGTGTATGCAGATGGTTTGTTCTTACAACAACCTCCAGCAGATAAAGAAGGCGTATATAACTTTTGTCCCAATAATAAAAGTCAAACATGTTATCATGTGAGATCCAATAGTGGATTAGGTAAGCGTATTGCTAATGCACAAGTAATGGTAGTGGGACATGCGTTCTTTCCAGAGTTTGGTATGCCTGATGCTAGTCAAAAGCCCATCAGTGACTTCAGTCAGTTCAACAGTAATCCACAGTTAATTGTTCTTGGTCCAATATACAACAGCAAGCCTGTTAAGATTGATACGACAGCAGTTGATGCTATTGAACAGTTTGCACAGGCAAATGGCGGCCAGATGGATGGATTCCTACAGGGACTGCCTGGACTAAGCGATCTAAAGAATATTATCTACACTTATGTAAATCAAACTGCCAAAGCAAAACAGTTAGACAGTCTAAGTCCAAAACATTTTACAGATTGGTTGGCCGCATCAAAGACCAGTCCAGGTAAACAACAAAAGATTAATGATCTGGTTGCGGCAAA